CGCTGGCACCGCAGGCAGTCAAACCGCAGCCGGTAACGGTGGGTCAGGCGGCAGCTCGCTTACTAATGACGGTGGTGATGGCGGCAACTGGGGGCTTGCTGGTGAATATGGGCAGCACGCCAATCCAACCAATAACCCGCTTGGCAACAATAATTTAAGAGGTAACGGTGGCTCTGGAGGTAATGGTGGCTCAGCGTTCGCACCACTAAATGGAGCGGTTGCTACGTTCACGGGCGCTAAGAGCCAAGCTACCTTACGAACAGAGAACAGGATTAAAGGCGAGACTGACGGTAACCTCGCTCTCAGCGATGTGAGCATAACTGCGTTCCATGTCGGAATCGGTCACCCAAGCGAGACTTATGGCTTTGCTTTCGGGACCAATGGAGTCCTTACCAAGATCAACAGCGACACCGGCAATACGACCACCTCGTTCTGGACTGGTAATACCTTTACTGGGGCTAACTACGAGGTTCGCCTGACCACTGATACAAAGGCTGGCACGTGGGACGTTAGTGCCGGTACTGACGGTGATTGGTTTGCGCTAAGCGGCTCAAAGACATGGAGCTACACCACAGCTGCATCATCACAGAACGCTGGTGCGGTTTACGAGATAAGACGTACTGATGAGACGCTGCCGACTGCTCGTGGCAGGCTCAAGGCAGTAACAACTTACGAGCCTTAATAATGACGCAAAAGCAGATATTCCAATTGCCGATTGGTCCGGGTCAGTACACGGAGCAGTCAGAGCGCGGCGCTGTTGGGCGCTGGTACTCGATGGACAAGGCTCGCTTTCGCAAGGGGCTTGCTGAGAAGATCGGTGGCTGGGTACGTCTGCAACCACAGTTCATTGGCACTTGCCGTCGCCTGAGAGACTGGACATCGCTGGATGCGAAGAAGTGGTCCGCTGTTGCGACCGACACCAAGCTCTACCTGTGGCAGGACGGAACGCTGTTCGACATCACCCCTCTGAGGGACTCAGGGACGCTCACAGCCCCGTTCACGACTTATGATGGTGAGAGCCGCGTTCTAGTGACACACGTCAACCACGGCGCTCAGCTTGGCGACTACGTGCGTTTCTCCGGGGCGATCGCTGGTGGTGCTTCAGGCATCACCGTGGACGGTGAGTACCAGATCAACAACATCATTGATCCAGACAACTACGAGATCACGGACGATGAGATCGCAGGGACTGGTGGAGCGGGTGAGGGCGGCACACCGAATTACGAATACGACATCTCAGCCGGTGCATCGAGCGCGGTAACGGCGAGAGGCTACGGAACCGGGCCGTATGGTCGAGAGGGCTACGGAAACGCAAGGACAGGTTCTACGCTGGTCCTTGGTATTCGCACATGGTCGCTCGACACATGGGGTGAGGACTTGCTCGCCAGTCCACGCAGCGGTGCCATCTATTGGTGGGATCGCTCGAAGGGAACTGGCACGAGAGCGGCTGCTCTGGGTGGAGACGCGCCACCGAACAACGAGTACATGCTGGTATCTCAACGAGACAGGCACGTGCTCGCGCTAGGTGCGTACGATTACTTCAACGACGCATTTGACCCGCTACTGATTCGCTGGTCATCGACCGAGGACCTGAATGATTGGGTGCCTACGAGCACCAACACGTCAGGTGACCTACGGCTCTACTCAGGCTCTAAAATCGTCGCAGGCGTGCGCTCACGCCTTGAGACGGTCATTTTCACGGATGTCAGCGTCCACACACTGCCGTTTGTCGGTGGATTCGACGTATTCGGCCTGAATATCGTCGGTGAGAACGTCTCGATCCTTGGGCCGAACTGTGCCGTACCAATCGATCACCGTGTGATCTTCATGGCTGAGGCTGACTTCTACGTCTACGATGGTGTCGTCAAGGTGCTGCCTTGCGATGTGCGCAACTTCGTGTACGACAATCTCAATGTGGTGCAGCGCGACAAGATATACGGTGGACTCAATCGTGAGTTCAATGAGGTCTGGTGGTTCTATCCATCGTTCGACACTGAGGCATGGGTGCAGCAGGACTTCTCACTGGGCCTGCCATCCGGGTACTCGCTTGCCAACAACGATCCGATCATTGGTGACCCGTGCTGGGATGATGTTATTTATCTCGCGAAGTACGAGGGCACTAACGGGCAGACCTCATACACTGAGTTGAAGCAGTCGCTCACCCATACGTTCTACGGCAATGCCCAAATATCCACAGCACAGGCAAACTACGGATCATCGGCAGTTGTGTTTGATGGTACGTCTGACGGCATTCAGGTTAGCAGCCCAACCTCTACACAGCTACTGAGTACGGACGAGGTAACGGTTGAGGGTTTTGTCTATCTCAACTCATTACCAGTGGGAGCCGGTACGGACTGGCAGCTGGTCAATCAGGCGAATCAGGATGTCCTTAACTTCGAGGTCAGGTTCGGTAATCTGAACGGAAGCCTTTACCAGATTGAGGCTCGATTTGGATTCGGCAACACTCCAGTTGGAGTCATCGTTCCTCCCTCAACAGGTGCATGGTATTACTTCTCAGCCCAGCGTCGTCTGAACGGTGCCAACTATTACGTCGATATTTTCTTTGGACTGGCTTCTGGTGGGACCGCTAGTCGGGTATCGCAAACCCTGAGCAACAACAACCCAAGCGCTGTGACCACAGTGCCTATTACGATAGGTGCTTGGGATAACGCAACGACACAGGTATTCACACAGGTGCTCGACGGATATGTAGATGATGTTCGTGTAACCAAGTGTGCGCGGTTTGGCAACGTCTCATCAGTCACCATCCCATCTGATTACGTGCTGGTTGGAGACTCACCGTCCTCGATCGGTTACTCCTACGGGTTCAACTCGACCGGCTTCACTGAGGTCACAGCAGTAGCTGACAACAACTACGAGCACGACTACTTCCTGACCAACGACGAGCCGATCCTGACACCCACTGAGAGCGAGTACGCGATCGAGCTGGATGTGAATCCAGACATCGGCGTTGGTGTTGGTAGGGCAGGCATCTGTTTCCTCAGAACTGATCTGAATGGTCAGGGAGAGACGGACGCTGATGATGCTCAGCAGCTGATGTTCGAGCTGAACTATGATGACAACCGGGTGGAGGTCTGGAAGAAGACAGCAGCCGGTGTAGCGGTGCCTACCAACCAAGGCTCCAACACGGTGGACTTCACGACGCTGACAGGCTCTGCCATGGCGCTTGGTACGAAGTACATCCTGACCGTTCAGTTCAACACACCTACGGTGACGTTGTGGGTGGATGGTGTGCAGGCGTTCCAGTTCTCGCTGGACGCAACTGAGCTTACCCAGTTTGCTTCAGGAACCTTTGGGCTGCATCAGACACCGGGTGTCACGAATGACCTGTACCGCTTCTATAATCTTGCTGCCGGTCCACTTGGCGTGCTGACAGCAAGCGACTTCGATATTTCACCGATCGAGGTGAACCGATATGTGATGTTCAATTATGAAGAAGGATCATGGGCAACCGGCAAGATGGCTCGAACGGCTTGGGCCGATCGATCACCCCTGCTGGAGAAGGCGTATGCAGCAGGCACAGACGGATACCTGTATAAGCACGAGACAGGCACAGATGATAACGGCGCTGCGATGGAGAGCTTCGTGCAGTCCTTCGACATGGAGATTCCAGAAGCCGGGGAAAACCTAATGCACGTCGATCAGCTGATTCCAGACTTCCTCACGCTGGAGGGGTCGGTTGATGTCTACCTGTCAGGACTGAAGTACCCGCAGGCAGATAACAGAATTGAGAAGGGTCCGTACACTGTTTCGCAGGGTACGCGCAAAATATCCACGCGCATCAGGGCGCGTCAGGTTGCGCTGAAGATCGAGTCAACCGGGACCGGCGATAAATGGCGCATGGGTCACTGGAGAGGAAGAGCGGGGGCGCACGGCAAACGTGGCTAAGGTTGTATTCCCATCATTCTCTGGAAGCATCTTCAATGCTTCGGAGATGCGGCAGCTGGTATCAGCGCTTGAGTACCGATTTCAGTCTCTGGAGGAAGCTGATTCGGTAATCCCAAGCACTACAGTTGATGGCAACCCGGACGATCTCTACGCACCACTGAACCACACGCATGTCGTTGCTGACATCACTGACTTCTTTGATAACGTGCCGACCAGCATCTTCGATCTGGATGATGTTGATGGCTCTCCATCTATTGGTGAGACGCTCATCTGGGATGGCAATGACTTTGTGCCCGGTACTTCTGGTGGGTCACACACGCTTGGCTCACATAGCGATGTGTATGTCCCAGCACCAAACGATGGTGAGGCGCTTACCTATGTGAGTTCTACTGGTCGCTGGGAGTCATTACCGCAGGCAGGTGCCGGTGCAAACACGCTGCTCGATCTTGATGACACCGACATTGCCACACAGAACCAGTTCGACCTGCTATTCAATGCTGACGGAACCGAGTGGCAGCACACCGCAACAGCACTACGCTGGAATCCAGCTGGGCAATATCTGGAGCTTGCAAATAACCATTCCATTAACTGGAGAGACCCGGACGAAAATAGTGTAGAGCTGCTCAACTTTGAGTTCATTGCGGGTCCTAATGCTGACCCAAATATTGGTGATGTAGTCCTCCTGCTAACGGGTGAGACAGCAGCCGCAGGTGCGACTTCGATCACGTCAGACATAGGCAACCACACCTTCACCAGCACTGGGGCTGGTACTGCCGAAGTTAGTACGAATCAGGCGTACTTCGGGACTCGCTCACTCAGGACGTATTACCCAAGCGGAGCTAATTTTGGAATCTGGACTCAAACTGGAACCAGTGCCGACTTTGATTTTGCTGGTGGTGATTTCACAATTGAGTTTGATTTCTATTCAGAGGTGCAGTCAGGAACACAGTACCCGCTGGTAAGGGGAGGTATTACTGGTGGGTCCAATCTGAGCTGGTATGTAACTGTCGGCGTTGGTGCCAATATCAACCGAATTGATTTTGCCTACTCAACCAACGGGACTGGCTACACCCTTGCGGGAACTGCGACTCCCGGCTTTACAGTTGGAGCGTGGTACAGGGTAGCCATTTGTCGTAACGGTGCAGACCTACGCTACTACGTTGATGGCACTCAGGTTGGTACAACTAAGAATGTAGGTACGTCTGTATTCTTTGGTGGTAGCGGGTCCCTTGAGATGATTAACAATTCTGGCATCTCAATTTGGTACATGGACAATGTTCGTATCACTAAGGGAGTTGCTCGATACACTGGCGCGAGCTACACGCTTGGTACTGAGCCATACGATGGGTCGTTCGGCACCACTTCTGGGTCCACTGATTTCATTGTCGGTGACCCAGCCTATCCAACAGAGATCGACGGTACTCAGATCGGCACGAAGTTCGATGTCGGTATTAACTGGGACAACAGTACTGATGGTACTGATGTAGAGCTGGCTATCTTTTCCCAAGGAGACCCAACTGGGCCAACGAATGACTGGGGTACAGACCCATCTAGTGACTGGACCTATTTCGGTATTGTTGCTGGCGATCCTGACACCACAGCTTTGTATACTACTGGCATCCTTTCAGGCAATGGTGGGGCGACAAGTATCTCTGTATGGGATGTGTCAAACGATGGCCTGCATTGTATTCAGGCAAACACGACAACCGATCGTGTTTATTCGTACGACCTTGACACTCCATACAGTTTCGAGAATGCCACTCAAACAGTATCTCCAAACCTGTCCTTTATCAATCCGTACCAAGTCCTACAGTTTATGGACAACGGCAACAAGATGCTTGTCGGTAGCCTTGATACTGATAACTTCTATACCTATTTCCTGACCACACCGTACCAAGTGCCGGATGGAATGGCGGCAGATAGCTTCGTCACTGACGTAGACCTCGGCTACGATAACAACAGCACTGACACCAACGGCAACATGACGGAAAATGGACTGTGGTTCATCTCAGCCGGTGAAAAGGGCAACGTCCTATACCTGCGACTGCATCAGTGCAATACAGCTTACAAGCTCGATGATATGACCTATCAGAATGAGCTGAATCTAGCTGCCGTGGATGCGAGCTGGGTCAATAGCAGTCAGATCAACAGTCTTTACATGACTGACGATGGGGCGAGCGTAATGATGTTCGCTACCATTAACAGTGATGAAGCACACTTACTTACGATGTCTACACCGTTTGACATCTCAACTGCCACGTTCACAGGTACTGCTCTTAATGTAGACACAGCCGCTTTCAACACAATATGGAAGCGGATGCACATTTCAGGCGATGGGACCTCGCTGTACTTCCATAAGGATTCAGGCGGCACTCAGATCATACGCTTTGACCGTACAACCACTCCTGCACCCGGCCCCGGTGGTGATACGTTTATTCTCGGTGACCCCTCATACCCAACATGGATTGATGGGTCGATAATTGAGTTGAATGGCCCAACGCTGGTTGACAACACGTTGAATGTCACAGGTGCGGTTGACCTTGACGGCACGCTGAATGTTGATGGTGTCGCAGACTTCAATGCAGTTATAAATGCCAACGCTGACATTGAAGCCAATGCCAATGTGGACATCAATGGTGGCACGCTGACGATATTTGATTCGCTTGGCACCTCGTCAGTTTCGTCCAGCCATAACAGCACTGATTTCAACACAGCATTCACTGGTACAGTTGACTGGAACCTCACTGGCTTAGAGGCACTGGCTTTCGATTTAGACGCATCAGTAGACTGGCTTGACAGTGTAGGCACCCAAGTTGAGCTTCTGACATTCACAGCAGAGGGCACTACCTCTATCGGTGGCGATCCATACTGGGAAGAAGTATCACTGCTTGCTGATTTCGACGGTGCTGATGCTGCTACCAGCTATACGTCTATAGACGATGCTGCTCGTGTAGCTACCTTCAACAACAATGCCCAGCTCGATGATGCCCAGAAGAAGTTCGGAACAACCTCACTGCTTCTCGATGGCACCAACGATTACATTACTTTCCCAGATGCTGACGAGCTGTCGCTTGGCGCAAATGATTTCACAATCGAATGCTGGTTCCGTACTACAACACTGGCTTCCGATCAGGTCCTTATCGCGAAGTGGATTGCCGGTACTAACCAGAGAGAGTGGGCACTAGGACTTTTCCCATTCTCTGCAACCGGACTAACGCTCTACTACTCAACAAGCGGGTCGAGCGTCAGCTCTATAAATGCGTCACCTGACTGGGACCCGGTTATAAATACGTGGTATCACGTTGCTGCCGTTCGCGAAGGAGATGTGGTTCGCTTTTACATAGATGGTGAGTATCTAAGCGAAAGCGCCTTCGCCGTAACTTTATTCGCAGGCTCAGCTGCCCTTGAGATAGGGTCGAGCGATGTTGGGACAAACAACGAGTTCTTTGGGCATATAGATGACGTGCGAGTCACAAAGGGCATTGCTCGATACACGGGTGGCTTCCCAGTTCCCACATCACCGCTCACCAATAACCCGGCAGCAGACCTACTGTGTAATTTCGATGGCGCTGACGCAGCTACATCGTACACATCAGAAGATGACGCTGCTCGCGTTGCTACGTTTGTTGGTAATGCCCAGCTTGATACAGCTCAGAAGAAGTTCGGTACAGCCTCATTACTGTTAGATGGCGCTGGTGATTACATTAACTTCCCCAGTAGTCCAGATTTTGACTTTAGCACTGCGGATTTAACCGTAGAGTTCTGGATGCGTCCAGCTGATACAACCGTGGGTAATATTTTTTCTTGGGGCAGCGGAACTCAGGGGGCTATCTATTTCGATGGAGTCGGGACTAATCTGCACTTCCAGACAGGGAATACTGATCGGATAAATGGCGGCACCATTTCTGCATCTACGTGGTATCACGTTGCGCTAGTTCGATTTGGCACAGTATTTACATTGTACCTTGACGGTGTTTCGCTAGGCACCTATGACGCATCTGTAACATTTGACCAAGCTACTATTGAGATAGGGCGTAGAGTAGGCAGCGCAAACACCTACAACGGGCACATTGAGGACGTACGAGTTATCAATGGTACAGCTATATACACAGCAGACTTCACACCACCCACAGAGGCGTATCCTGTTTACCGTGGTGTCATATTCTTGGCGAACTTCGATGATGCCGATGGTGTTACAACGTACAACTCAGAAGATGTACGCGCTCGCTCTGCTACCTTCAGTGGTACTGCTCAGCTTGATGATGCGCAGGCGAAGTTTGGCCCAACCTCACTCGTGCTCGACGGAGACTCTGACTATGTGACCTTCCCAGATAGTACTGATTTTGAGTTCGGCTCTGGCGATTTCACAGTTGAGTGTTGGGTCCGATTCGCCGCTGATCCGTCAACTAACATGGTTTTTGTCTCGAAGCTCTCAGCCGCCCCAAATCGTGAGTGGGCTTTTGGTCGGTGGGGTACTAACAGGCTCACGCTATATTACTCAACCACTGGGACAGACGCCCTTTTCATTGATACCGCGTGGGACCCAGCCGCTAATACTTGGTATCACGTTGCTGTGTCTCGATCCGGTAACTTGGCGTACTTCTTCGTTGATGGCGTGCTATTAAATACAGGTGGAACCTCTTTAACAGCCACATTCGCAAGCGGAACGTCACCACTACAGATTGGTGCTGACGACGATTCCGGCTACCTCAACTTCTTTGACGGCTGGATTGATGATGTTCGTATCACCAACGGGGTAGCGGTGTATACCGCTGACTTCACTCCACCAACAGAGCCACATAGCCTTGGCGCTACAGCAGCAGCAGATGAGGTGTTTATTGGTGGTGACCCTGCGTATGCGACTCGTATTGATGGGTTGGCTACCAACATCACCTCAGCCTCCACTGACATCGACGGCACACTGAATGTCGATGGTGCGGTCGCTCTACAGGACACACTGGATGTTGCTGGTGCGGCGACATTTCAGTCCACACTAGACATGTTTGGTGACACCCTTACGGCAACCCCACCAACTACCGAGAGCTGCTATGCGCAAATGCGCTTCTACGATGCTGATGGTTCAGACCTTCTCGGTGAGATCGGGTTTGGTCGGTTCGGTTTTGGTCCGAGTCACGATATAAATATAAATAACCACTATAACAGTGGCAGGATTCTTCTTAGAGCCGACAATGCCTTCAACCTTCAGGTGACCCTGCTTGTCGCTAGTTCTATCAGTGGTGTTACTCTCTATCACCCTGACGGTGGAATATCCTTTAAGACTACGGCGGCTGGTGCACAGGTAGTAGGTGAATTAACTGTTGACGAAAAGATAATCGGTGACACACTGGATGTGAATGGTGCGGTCACGATTTACGATGCCACAGGCGCTGACTCGGCTGCGTTTAGTCACGATGGCACTGACTTCAATACAGCCTTTACCAACACGACCGACTGGAATGTCACAGGGCTTACTGGGACAACAGTGCTTGGTGGTGATGGTTTGTCCATTACTGGTTCAGGGCAGCTTACGACCACTCCAAACGGAGCAACCGTTCCGTCTGTTCTGGATATTCCGTCTCGAACTCTCGGCGCATTTGAGCAACAGTTTGCAGTTGGCATTGGCTCTGCTTCAGCCAGCACGGCTCGTGTGTTCAGCGTCTTCGATCAGCGCGGCGGCGGCACAGCTCACCAGCCATCAATTGGTGTGTTTAGCCCAGACGAAACCGACTTGTTTGGTTTTTCTTGGGAGGGAGCCAACACCACAGCGTATCTCAAGTCTATAGCTGCCAACTTGGCATTCCGGGTAGGTTCTACGACGTATATGTCGATAGACACCGGGGCCACATCGGTTAATGTCGTCAACGCGAGTTTCCGCGTCTACGACTCAGGCTCTACTGACTACGCTGATTTCAGCCACGACGGCACGGATTTCAACACCGCGTTCACAAACACGACTGACTGGAACATCACCAGCCTTACGTCTATTCAGGCTGGTACTGTTGATGCAGATTTCGATGCCATAACTGCTACCAGTTATGGTGGTATTGCTGAAGCCGATCTGGTAGACAAGACGGCTGATGAAACTTTCGACGGGGTATGCACTTTTGCTGATGATGTGGTGTCTCAGACTTATCTCCAGCTAAGGACCGCGACTGATACTGAACTGAATGACATAACCGATGCAGTTAATACTGACCCGGGTAAAGTGCAGGGTGCTGTCGCTTACAATACGACAACAGATAACCCGGTCTACGCAACAGGTGACACCGATGGAGCTGTCTGGGTAGACGGCGCTGGCACAACAGTGAATACACCAGTATGAACAATCTGATCAGCGGCAGCGACCGACACGACAGCCATCCTGAGCGGAATGCTGATAGACGACTAGGAGAGAGAATATGATGAATTTGATTATTGGAATGGTGGCTGGAGGGCTGATTGTTGCCCTAATCCCACCTGAGTACGAGGACCGGCTTCGAGTCGGAATTATCAATCAGTGGAAAAAAGTTACTAAGAAGGGGTAAAATGACAACGATTAAGATCAGACCGGCTAAGCCCTTGGACACCTCGAACATCGCTCGATTGCTTATCGAGTGCCATGGCGAGGGAAGCGCTTACCCACCAGTCGATCATACAGTTGGAATCAACTGGATAACACAGACCCTATCCAATGGCTTCGTTCTCGTAGCCGATGTGTCTGGCAGACTGGTGGGAACACTGGCTCTCACCAATTACCAATTTCCGTGGTCACCCAAGTGGTACATGTACTTGGAATGGCTCTATGTGCAGAAGAAGTTTCGGAAAGGTGGAGCATTCGAGGCGCTTATACAAGCCACTCACGCTCATGCTGACGAGAAGGATGCACCAATAGTTGCCGGGGTTTCGGCGGCTGATGCTGATGTCCTGTTGAAGGACAAGCTATTCAAGCAGCACGGCTACCAGTATCTCGGCGGCGACTTCATTAGGAGTGAAGCCAGTGGGAGGCAAGAAAACTAAGAGCACCCAAACATACAGACCAGCTGGGTACGTTGAGGATAACGCACGGCTGGCGAATCAGATCGGCGCTCGCATCGGAACTAAACAGTGGGAAGGTTACTCTGGTGATCGTGTAGCTGGCCTGTCTGAGAACGAGCAGATGGGCATGGAGATGGCTCGCGATAACGTGGGCATCGGTCAGCCATACTTCGATCGAGCTGCGAGTTACGCTGAAAGCGGCGCTCAGTCTTGGGCTGACGCTGACCAATCCAGATACATCAACCCGTACATTAAGGGCGCACTCGACCCAGCAGCGCGTGAGATACGCGAGGAAGGTGCAAGAGGCGCTATGGCGCTCGATGCCCGTGCCAGTAGCATGGATGCCTTCGGTGGCAGTAGAGCGGCTCTGATGCGCTCTGAGAACCGCGAGAAGACTATTCAGGGTGTCTCCGACCTGTACGGTAAGGGCTACGCTGATGCGTACAAGTTTGGTGCCGAGATGTTCGGTGACGACAAGGCGCGGGAGATGATGGCATCGGATCGCTTCAGGCAGCTCGGTGGCGACGTGATTGACGCATCTCAAACCGACATCTCAACCCTTATGACGACCGGAGCTGTGGATCGCAACATCCAGCAGGCTGTGGCTGACTTCGATTTCGCTCAGTTCATGGAAGAGCGCGACTGGGACTGGAAGCAGCTCATGGGAGTGGTCTCCGCGATGGAGGGATCGAAGGGTTCGTACACGACAACCCAGACCAAGGAAACTGAAGAGAGCGGAGGTAACGCTGCCGCAGTTATTGGTGGCATCGCTCAGGTGGTTGCTGCGATGTACACAGGTGGAGCGTCTCTGGCGCTCACTGCTGGAGCTAAAGGTGCATCCAGCGCCCTTGGTGGTGGTGGAGGTGGTGGTGAAATGGGTGGCTCTGCGATTGGTGACTTTGGCAGTATGCCCGACTCGTTCGCAACCGGAAGCACACCAAGTTAAGGATTTATATCATGCTCATTAAAGATGACCCACTCAAAGGTGCATTGCCACCAGCTCCGAACACAACTGGATCGCCAGCACTGGCTGGGCAACCTCCATCAATAACTGGCGCTCAACCAAATTTACCTGTTCCTGATATGCAGGGGCAGGGTTCAGCTTTGGCACCTGCATCACCCGGTAGTGGTAGTGCGAACATTGGCGCACCCCTGTCCAATGCAGCACCAGAACAGCAGGCTGGTGCAGGTGCCAATTTAGACCTTGTGAAGGATCGCGGAACGCCTGACGAGTTTCACGCTAAGAACCTTGCAGAGGTTGGTAGCGAGAGGGCTACCAGCTTGGCATTCGAGATTATTGGTGGGCGCAATAACAGCATGGGTGTTGCTCCTGAAGACATTCGTCGTCAGGGCGCTCGCGCAAACGCATCGCTTGGCATGGAGACCCCAGAGAAGGCACAGCAGATTGTAAATGAAGTTGTGTTTAAGCCAACGCTCGCCACCATGAGAGCGGAGGTTGATCAGGAGGTTATCTCAGCAGACGACGCTGGCATTCGCGGTACGCAGCTGATCGCCAATGTAAATGGCGCTGAGACCGAGGATGACCTCAAAGAGATCGCCATGGAGGTGCATAACGAAACCACTGGCGAGACCATCAAGAAGAACAAGGTCGAGGACCTCAACTGGTGGGGATCGGTCAAGAAGTGGTGGAACAAGGGTAAGGGCAATCCAGATGAGCAGGTCACTGGCTTCATGGGCGGTATGAACAGGAATGAGCTTGGCATGTTCGTGTTCCAGTGGGGCGCACTGATGATGGCGAACTCAAGCGAAGGTCTGGGTCCAGCAATGGGCATGGCTGGCATGGGCGCTATGGCTGGGCATCAGGGTCGCGAGACTCAAGCGCAACAGAGCGCACTCGAAGAGCGCAAGGTCGCTGCTGCCGAGATGACAGCAGGAGCTGCCCAGACCAGAGCAGAAGCTGAGTCAAACAAGACGGCGAACATCCAGTGGGGTAAGGACGGAGCTTATGTCATCGAGCGTCAGGAGGATGGCACGTGGAAGGCTGTTCCTCTCAAGGACTCGGAGACAAGCGCACAGCTTGCACCGGGACTCACACCCGGATCGAAGCAAGGTCAGTTCCGCGACCAGTGGATGTACGACCAGATGATCGCAGCTGGCTATACAGAGCGGCAGGCTGTTGACTTCATCAACGGTGCGCCAACAGAGTCTGAGGTTAAGTTGACGGTGCAGCGCGTCTGGTTGTCTTACGATGACAGGCAGAAGCTGCGTTCACCAATCAGCGGTGAGGTAAAGAACAAGTCTGAGTTCACTGAGGCTGAATACAAGAAGTGGCTCGATGAGCAGGTAGGGGCATGGTCGTCAGGTGGGGCGCTCCCACCAACCACGGACCCCGGTAAAGATGCAGTTGATGAGTACAGTGAATGAGCACACCACAGCAACAGGAACTGGAACGAGCACAGCAGGCTCGTGAGCGAGCTAGTGCTGCCGGTGACTCGGATGCCGTTAATGCAATAGACGGATACATCAGCCAGATTCAGCAGTCCATTGGCTCTATAGAGCAGGAGGATGACGACCGTGATCCAGACCTGTTCCCCGGTGTGTCTGGTCCAGCGCTCAGCCCACAAGAACGAAAGCTAAAGATCGGCGCTCTTGAGAGAGCGCAGCTTGAGGTCGGTCCTACTGCTGGTGAGATTGAAGAGAAGGGCGCTCTCTTTGGTGGGTGGGGTCAGGGTCTGACTCCAGAAGTGTTTGAGAGCAGCCGCAGGGCTGAGCAGGTGCGTCAACGAGCCGCTCAGGGTGGTGGTCTGAATCCGCTTACCGATCGAGAGCAACAGGCGATGGCTGAGATCGAGGGGTTCGAGCGAGACCAGAACTTGCCTGATGCTAACTTTGCTGAGGCGCAGCAGTACCGGCCAGCCAGTACAGACAAGAGGGCACCGGATGGGCCACTAATGCCCGGTGACCGTCTGGTCGTTGACCCAGAGACAGGTCAGGTACGCAAGGCTGCGAAGTCTCCAGAGACTCTGGCAGAGCGGCGCATTGCTGAACGCAAGCTGTCTGATGCTAGTGCTCAGGTTAAGACTGGCACACAGCAGATGATTGCTAACCGGCTGCTATCAGAAGAGGCAGAGATTGAAAGCCGTAAGCTGACGCAGCAGATCATCTTTGAGCAGCTGTCCGAGCAGGAACAAAAGCGCCTTAAAGAACAGTTCAAGGGCAAGGAGATCAAGGACGTTGCTCCAGCTGCATTCATTAAAGCGGTTGAAGCCAACCCTGAGAATCAGGATGTCCTTGATGGCATCTCTGGCGACGAGAGCTGGGAAATTGTCAAGGAACGCTGGAGGCGCATCGGCAACAAGATTCTTGGTCTACGCGCTCCGTACCCCGGCATGGCTGAGGCGCACAACATTACCGGCGCTGCTGATCCTCAAGGCGACGTATTTGGCATCGAGACCAACTTGGTTCCAGAGGGCTTCTACGAAGGCAAGGGTAAGGATGCGCCACTCTACCCCGGTGCTTCTGAGCACATGCAGGAGTACCTGAACTCAGCCAACTCGATTCACTTTTATGAGAACGTCATTCAGCCTGCGTTTAAGGCTGAGGACAAAGAGACCGGCAGGGAGATCATGCCGGGTGAGCGGCTGAGTAAATACGTCGAGAAGGTTCGGCAGGAGACCTACAGCCCGGAAGCGCTGGAGAAAAAGAAGAAACGCTTCGTTGCTGAGGACGCTACTTTTTACAACCCGTTCTCATGGGCAGACGGAACCACGGCGATGCCATGGGACGACTTCGATGCCTTCATGATCCATGTGTTTGAGAACACCCCACAGATCGCGGTTGGCATTATTGCTGCTCGTATGGGTGGTCGTGGTGGCGCTGGTTTGGCTGGCAGGATTCACGCAGGTCAGCGACTAAGTAGAATTGAAACGATGCGCCGCAGGGCGTCTGGCATCGGAGGTGCTGCGAGCGGTGGTGGCACAGAGGGGCTGCTTATTCATGATGCGGTGAAAGAGCAGATCACCCAAGGTATGAACGAACTCGAAAACGAGGCGTTCGAGAACAGTCCCTACTACCTCTCCATGATCGAGGCTGGCTTTCCTGATGAGGTTGCCAGACAGGTACTGACTGCTGAGACAGCGAGGCTTGGTGGTAAGACCGCATTCGTTGGGTCGGGGCTGCTGATGGGCGCTCCCATGGGCTACCTGTTTGGCAGGGCTGCTGCTGGACGCATAGGAGGCTCTCTACAGCGCGAGGGCGCTCTTCAGACGGTCGGGCGCATTGGTACGGCTGGTGGTCTTGAGGCTATACAGGAAGGCTCTCAGGAGGTCTCAGAGGATGTCATCACCAATCTCGGCATGAGAGCGGTTGACCCTGATCGCCCGATCTTCGATGACGTGTTGAACACCTTCATGGGTGGCGCACTGATCTCGTTCGTTCCGGGCGCTCTTGGTGGTGTCCAGCGCAGCGATCCAGCTGGTCTGACGAAAGAAGACAAGACCGTGATGGACGCTACGCAGGACTACATGGATGCGACCAACCGTCGCTATTCATTTGAGGCGAGCATTACATCACCACAGTACATCGAGAATACAGCGCCACAGCAACGCCTAAGTGACCTGAAGAAGCTGGAGAAGCTACAGGAGAAAGAGGCTCAGCAGATACTGGCGAATCAGGATGTCATGCGTGACCACCTGACCAAGAAGGGTGGACCAACAGCTGATACCGAGCTGATGATGCTAGATCGACTGGTCGCCAGAGCTAACGCCACCCTGACCGACATCGCGGTTGCTCGCTCACGCAGGACCACCTCGACTCAGGCGCTGGAGCAGTACAAGCGCGAGCAGTCAGAACGCAAGTACATTCAGAATCAGATCGATGATCAGGTTCTGGAAATTCACGACATCGCTCGCCTTGCCAACAACATCGATAAGGTGCAGCAGGGCGAGGCGCTCACCTCTCCAGAGGAATACAAGGAGCTGATCAAGCAGGGCTGGGCGAAGGAAACCGAGTCAGGCGAGTTCATTATCCTACCGAAGGGGTCGCGAGCACTGAACCATCTGGTGCAGCAGCACGAGTCTCTGATCAAGAAACTGGAGAAGGGCTACACAGGCGTTGATCGACGCTCCGAGGGCAATGCTGAGCTGCGTGCCAAAATGGATGCGATGACTGAGGATGAGTTCGAGACAGCCATCTATCGTCGTGAGATCACCGGACTACAGAATCGTCGTGCCATGAATGAGCGGCTGGAGAAGGACCCGGACGCACAGAGCTTCGCATACGCTGACCTCGACTCACTGGGCTGGGTCAACGACAACATGGGTCACAATGCTGGTGACAAGTTCCTGATGACAGCTGGTCAGGCTTTCCTTGAGGAAGATGGCAAGAACGGGATACAGGTGTACCACGTCTCCGGTGACGAGTTCGTCATGTCCGGTAAGACCGAAGCTGATGTTGAGGCGGCAATGAAGCGCGTGCGTGACCGCATGGCAGCGAAGCCGATCAAGGCAGGCATGGATCAGTTCAACCCCAGCCTCACATGGGCAACCGGGGAGACAGTTGAGGCCGCTGACGCAGCCAACAACCGTATGGCTGAGAGTCGCAAGGTGTCAGGCAAGCGAGCTGCTAAGGGTGGCGCTCCAGTCAGTCACAAGGACATCGGTTCCACGCAGGGTGTGTTGCTGGATCGTGCTGGAGGGTCTCAAAGTCGTAGAGGCACTACTTATTTTGAGGGCATTACAAGGGACGACCGTACCACTAAGAGTGGAAAAAGGATCGAGTATTTCGTTGATGAAAGCGATGAGTCTGGCTCAGTTGTATTCAAGAGAAGAATTGATGGCAAGGTATCTAACTCATCATCTGTAAATATTGAAGCTAGTGAATTTATCCCGATGCTGGACAGTGAGTCGCGGGATCAGTTTGAAGAGATGTATGCCGATGAACAAGACGTTCAGGTCTCAATAAAAAGCGTAAAGACAAACCCAAAGACTGGCAAAAAAATCTACGAGGTCAGAGTATCAGCTGAAGGTTCCATTAAGGTTGATATGACATTTATTGGTGAGGCTGGTCCTATTCAGGATGACATGTTCGGGGCTGAGCCAGCCCAGTGGTCTGACATCAGGAGAGAGATTGAGATCGGTGATGAGGTCGAGATCATTACGCCAGAGAACCGGGTGGTCACTGGCACGGTCTCCATGGTTACGCGCAAACGTGGGCGTGACCGCATCAAGGTGTTCGTTGAGGGGCATGAGGTTACCTTCAACCCATTCAAAAACTGGATGATCGAACCAAAGAACCCGAACGCACTGCGTGACATCTCGCCGCAGGCTGCTGTGAATCAGGCTATGCCGGGATCGCAGCCGAACGTGGTGCCTGACATCATGATTGGCAGGGTTGGCAGGGACGGTCAGTGGTACGCAGACATGTCTGCCCTTGGCACTGAGTACCAGTATCAGGGCGAGACGTGGCAGGCACCAAGGGAGCTGGCTCCAACGCTGCCTCGCGCCACCAAGAAAAAGAGACGCAAAGCCGAGACAGTGGTCCGAGCACTCTTCGGCAAGTACAAGAACCTGCCGCGCATCCAGCTCTGGGATAGCTGGGACGATATACCTGATGAGATTCAGCAGGCGATCTATGATGAGGGCGGCACGGCTCACAGCACTCGTGGCTGGTTCGATCACAATGATCCGTCACGTGGTGTACACATCATCCTGCCGAATGCGATCAACATCGTTGAGAGAAGGATCAAGGGACTCAATGAGACGGAGATTATCGAGCGTGCAGTAGCTGAGACGCTGTTCCATGAGATCGTAGGTCACTATGGCATACGCGGACTCATCGGTAACGAGACAGAGCTGCGGTCA